CAAGGTTCTTACTGAACTCCTCGTCCGCTTCCTCGTCGAACTCCTCGTCCATCTCTTCAGCTTCGTCCCGGTCCTCCGGATCGATCTCGATTTCAATCTCGAGTATAGGATCATTAGTCGGGTCATCATCACGAAGCCCAAGAGGGGCGCGATTGAGAGCTTTATCAACGGACATTTATCTACCCTTTAATGTAGCGCGGTTTGTTTTAGGGTCGTACTTGAAGTCAGCGGGGTTTCTATTCTCCGCCTTAGCCGCACGATCCTTAGCTCGTTCTCCAGCAGTCATGGTGTCTCGTTTCTTACCTTGTGCAGTAAGCTTCCCGCCGCTGGTCATATCGCCACGTTTCTTAAGTAAAGACATAGCTAAACCTTCACTTCCAACCTGAGCGGTCAGACGTTTGACAAGTTTGCCTCTACCTAAGAACTTTTGTGTCGCCACTTAATAATACCCTTGAAACTTGCGCTTGAAGTACTCTTGCTCGTCAGGCTCGTCTAGCGCAGTACCAATATACCCCCCTTTGCGGAATCGCATAAGGGCTAGAGATACCGAGTCAACATAGTCATCGTGTTCGCCCGAAGGAAAGCTTGCTACTTCATCAATAACTTCTTCCGCCCAGTGCGTAGCAGGTGCCCACACCCGGCCAGAGGCAAACAAGTCAGATACCGCGTTGAGGCGAGATATTTTATCATTTCCCCTTGTGGGGGTATATTCTTGCACAGGAATACCCATAGCACGCATTTCGTAGATCAACGGTGCGCCGGATGCTTTCTTCTCTATAATAACGCTATCGGGCTCCCACTCTTTATAATGCTCTATTGCTACCTGTTTCAGGCGCGGAAACTCCATACGCTCACGGAACGCGTTAAGAAGTATGATATTAGCCTGCGGAGTACCCGTGTCGTCGGGTTGATAGAACACACCCCAGCAAGTTAACGCCGAATAGTCGGCACGTTGTGTCTTCTCGAACGCCGTATCCCACGCCATGAGGGTAAAATCACACTTGGGAGGGATTTCTTTCTCCCATTCACGCCACCATTCACGCTTTATGATAGCTGAGGTGTCGGATGTCGGGCTCTGCTGGTACTGAGCCATCCATTTTGAGTTAGGAAGCTCTTCTTTTAGGGCCGAAAGCTCTTCCAAAGACCAAAATTCAGGCCACAGGGGGTTGCCAGAGGGCAAAATTGCCGGAAATTCGATAACTTCCCACTCTTCACCGCCTCTCTGGGCAGCTGACTTGAGTACTTGGCCCGTGAGGTCTCTTTTACTCCACCGAGTCATAACTACAACGATGGCACCACCCGGCTGGAGACGCTGACGAGGCCCAGATGTGTACCACTCGTAGGTCTTATCGTAGATATCAGGGTTAATTTCGGCTATTGCAGCCTCTTGTTCACTATGTGGGTCATCAATAATAAGCAGGTCGGCCCCTTTACCAGTAACCGCACCCCCAACACCGATGGCGAAGTAGTCCCCGCCCTTAGAAGTGTTCCATCGACCCGCCGCCTTGGAGTCCGCTTGCAGTACTAGCTCGGGAAAAATCGAGTGGTAGTTGTCGGTATCTACGAGATTTCTCACTTTTCGACCAAAGCCCACAGCTAGTTCAGCAGTGTGGCTCGTCTGGATGATCTTCTTGCCGGGATACTTACCTAGGAACCATGCCGGGAGCAGGAACGAGGCGAACTCACTCTTCGTATGACGAGGGGGCATATTAATAATGAGTCGTTTAAGTTCTCCCCGCGCAACGCGCTCAAAGGCTTCCGCCATTCTCGCGTGGTGTCGCCCGCTAATAAACGACGGCCACATCTGCTTAACAAACGCCAGAAACCGCTCTTGTGCCAGTTTCTTAGTCTTAAGCTTCTCTAGCTCGTCCAGCTGAGCGATTAATAGTTCCTGCTCCGCCGAGGATAACAGGTGGAGAATATTAGGAATATCACGAAGTGATATGTCGTCGAGGTTTATCGAAGGACTACTCATCCTCGCCCTCTTCCTCTTCCTCTAGTCCCGTAGTCAGCGGCGCAACCTCTGGCTCCTCAACCTCAAACTCATCCTCAAGTGTAGAAGCAAGGGGTGTTACATCTATAATGTCTGCGTTCAGTAGCCGCTTGACCCGTTCCTTGATCGCATCCTCGAGCGCTTCTGGAGTCTTATAATTGATAGTTATCTCTGATCTTTCCGTAAACAACCCAATATCACTGTGCTTACCAAGAAGCTCCAAGGCACGTAGTTCAAACTTAGTATCGCCGCAGTTGGCAATCTCCATAAGCTTGGTCGTGATAGCAGCACGGGTAGCCGCCGCATCGAAGGCAAGTGACTGGCCGTACTCTCTAATAAAAGCAGCAGCGCCTATCGCCACCATAGGATGCTTCAGGTTCCCCGTCTTAGTCTTCTTCTCCAGTACCTCTCTTAGCAGCGCGGATTGTTTCGACGCGTCTCTAGCATTGAGGGTAAGATTAAGGGGGGAAAGAGAAGAAGCATCGGGCGAATCCCTCAGGGCCTCTTGTAACTCGGCAGTATTGCCAGCCACCGCAAGCTTTTCAAGCAAGGTAGGAGCGTCCTCATCCGAAGTGTCGTAGGGCACCGGATGGTCTTTGGTCGGCTCAATATTCACCACAGGCATGGTGTTTGTTTCTCTGCTTTGTAAGGCACGTGTGGGCACCAGTAACGCAGGTATAACTCCAACAAAAAAATAATAATAGGGGTGGGGGTGCAAGAAAAGAAAAAGGCATGGGGGGTGTGCGTGGAAAACGCACGGTGGATGGGTAGATTTTAAAAAATAGGGGGTGGGGGGTAGGAGAACAAAAAGGGACCGGGGGGGGTTTTGGAAAGTGCGGTATATAATGAGCAAACTAATATGTAGAGGACGGGCGGTACAATTTACCTCGTTTTGGGGCCTACCCCTCCAGTGGGTCTGCTACATTATATCATATCAAGCCCTACCCCCTACCCCTATCTCTTTGATTTCATTAGGGTTTTAGCTAAGTCTGACTTACCAAACCGAATTAGTTTGGTAATACACGGTTGCTATGCCATATTGAATTTGCGGAAAGGCAATCACGTCTTATTTCGCAGTTTGGAAAGACACACACTATGACAACGCAAACAAACAACACCGCTTTGATGATCGCAACCGCCTCGCTAATCGATGGGACAGAGAAGGTCGAAAACGCCAAACTTAAGATGGCGTTTGGTTTGGCGGACGTAGCTACTCAACCCCTCACCGCTTACTACTCTGTTAAGGAAGATGACAAGCTAGTCAGAGTTTCCGTACCCTTCACGGTTGCTGACTACTATATGCAGACCGGCGTGTTCGCAGAAGAAAACAGGAAAGCGCGCACAGCAGCATTGAAATATATGATTTCCGACCTTCTAGGTTATCCTCTTGATGGTCCGCGATATGACGCTGTTAAAACCGCTTTGAACGAGTGCGCTCCATTGGCCCTCTACATGGTGGCAAACCCCGAAACGCATGGGCTGAGCATCAAAGGTAAGGTGCTTCATGGTTTGAGTGCATGGGACGCGCTCCGCCTTGGCGAAGATACGCAAGCCGCCAAAGACAAACGTGCTGAATTAGTGGCGCGATTTATTGATGACGCGTCCGGCGATGGGCGGACCATGACGGAGATGCAAGCAGAAGAACAACTTAAGAAACGTACCGTATCCTGCGATGGTTTGAGCATCTTGCCTGCTACCTATGGCAAACGTCCAAGCACAACGGATGCCCTTAAAATCATCAAAGGCTTGGTTGTTGCCCAGGGTATCATGCCGGAAGTCGAACGCCGCGCCCCGCGCAATGCGGAAGGCAAGGATCAAGTGGCCGTGTTTAATGAAACTTTGGATTGGCTGACTGGTGTCATTACCAGCATGGCGGGTGATGATGGGGAGTGCGAAATCGCTCTGACTAACGAATTGGATGCAAAACTTGCCGCACTGCAAACAGCGATCTTCGGATTGTACGGAAATAGCTAAGTCAGACTTAGCAAACCTAGGGCGACGTGAAAGCGTCGCCCACCTCGCCTCGCCCCGCTCGAAAGAGCGGGGCTTTTTTTTCGTCTTATGAC